GCCTGCTATGCCTGCCAGCGGGCGGCGGCAAGACGGCCAACGGTCTGGATCTGCCGCACATCACTCTTACCCGTGCCGACGGCGACCAGCACCGGTACCTGCAAGCCGACCGGGATAGCTACGACGGTGTACGTGCCTATTACTACGACGTGAACAGCGCCAAGAAACAGGAAGCCATCGCCGGCGGCGGCGACAACCTCAAAGACCTGCGCCATACATATAGCGACCAGCAGTCAGCCCTGCGCGCCGCCCGTGCGGAATTCCGGCGGCTGCAACGCGGCAGCGCCACGCTCAGCTACAACCTGGCCATGGGGCGGCCAGATTTGATCCCCGAGCTGACGTATACGCTCCAGGGGGTGAAGGCGGAAATCGACGAGATCATCTGGTACGGCGGCAATGTGCAGCACAGCCTGAGTGCGGATGGCGGCTACACCGTCAGCTTGGAGCTGGAGAGCAAGCTGCCGGAGGACAACGTTGAAGATCTGGCGGAGGAGAACAAGGGCGATTACACAGGGGTCATCGCGTACTACCGCGACCAGAAAACGGGTAAGGAAAGGTCGATTACGGCGGGAGATCAGGAGAAGCCGAGGCGGTTACAGTGGTTGTATGCCACAGAGAAGACCGCAAAGCGGGCTGTAGATCGAGAATACAAACGAATGTCTAAGTAGCGCAAAGCCATCATTCTGCTATCTTTGCTGGATTGATCAAGGAGCCGGCAATGAGCGTTATCACACCTGAAGAACTAAATGCAAAACTAGATGAACTTGAGACAAAATTGCCAAAACTTGACGGAGTTAAGAATTCTTTTTGGAAAACCACAACTCAATGTCAAACCCTTCTCAGTGAATCAGGAGCGACTACTAAACCGGTAAAAGTCACCGGAGCAGCTAAACGCTTTACACCTAATGGTTTATTCTATCTTGAATATCTATCTTTTACTGGAGCAGCCTCAAAGTTAATATCAAACTTAACAGTCATCATAAAGCCAGTCAACGAACCTTCATTCACACTGAAACTCATATCATCTAAAGACGCAACTTATGCATTTGGCTTCACTCGTAAATTCTGCGAATGGTTCGAAATATATAGCACAGCAATTATTTCAAAGCCAGTCCTAACCAAAATCAATGTATACGGCACAGACTCGTCACAGCTATCAAGCTTTTCAAAAGACATCGAATACGTAATAAAAGCAAGAGATACATTTGACTCATTCAAAGAGCAAACCACAAACGAACATTTAGAAACACTTGAAAAAATAGAGCAGTTAGAAAACAAAAGCAAAGAACTTGCGTCCACTATTTCGGAATACAAAATCGAATTAAGCGAATTAGAGTCCTCAGTAAGCGCAACCAGAGCCAAATACGCAGAAGAAAATTCAAAACTCCAAAAAATTAAACTCGACGCCAATCATTTCGAAGAGCGCAAGACATTAGCATTCAACAATGTCGCTCAACTCACAGAAACTGCGGACGAGCTCAACAAAAAAATATCCACATTGGATGGCACATTAAAAAAATTAACGTCTGATAAAAATTTGATTTCCGACGAGTACGGACCGTATGTCAAGGAGGGTAAATCACAAGCACAAGTATACTCAGCTCTTCTGACAATCCCACTGCTGGCAATTTTTTTTGCCATATACCAAATATATATGGGTGCCAGCAACTTACTTAATGCAGCATATCAATCTCCCTCTGATATATTCGCAGCATTTATATTAAGAATTCCTTTCGCCGCAATTTTTGGACTAGCTATATTTTATTGCTGGAAGATCTCGAGCGCAATGATCCAAAAAATATTTAAAATCCATGGAGACCGCCTCACTCTCGCAAAACTATTAGTTGTTGCACGTGAAACAGTGCACTCTTCCGCAAGAAATTTAAACATCACAGATCACGAAAAATTCCAGGAACAGACCGCACTCAAAATCGAAGTTCTTAAAAGCCATATGGCTAAAGATTTGACCGAAAGTTTCACCTACCAACCCGTGCCTACTTTTAAAGCACCTCCTACCCAACCAGTTCAAAACGCGGTCAATGATGTATCTGCAGCACCAGAAGATGCAGATATAACAAAATAAAATCATAGAGAAAACCCGGCAATCGCCGGGGTCCTCAATCACCTTTTGCTCAGTAGCACTTCAATGAACCGCAGAATGTCCATTTGCCGTTGCTGATCAAGTTGCCTGAACATGCGCAAAGCCTGTCTCTCACGATGATTCAGCTTCTCAAAATCAACACTTTCGAACTGCTGATCCTTCACTTCATTGCTCGCCGACATATGTCACTCCCTTCAACACATCCGGGTGCCCGGCACCAACCTAGGTGCCAACCAAAGCACCCGAAGGAGCGACGGATTCTCAACGTGCGAGGGTGTGCCACCAGCCTATGTAATAAATTTCAGAAAGTAGATCAGGGCTTCGGACATAAATCCTGCGCGATATGAACAAAGTTGCTGTAGTCCATTTTGATTGCTGGCATAGAAGGGCTTGGCTTTGTAATGTCCTGGCCGTCTGCCCAACCGCGACTTTTTGCCTGGGATCGAGCACTTCCATTTAGCGCGTAAACCGTTCCATCGGCGGTTCTCGCCAGCGCTTTGGGAGACGGGCCGTCGCACATAAGGTCGACACTGTCGACCGTGAACGGCCAAGCATCTCCGAAATCTTTATTCGATACGTTCTTTACCTTTTCGTCAGCGCCACAGCCTGCGAGAGCCGACAACACGATAATCAGTGCAGCAACCTTATTTCCTTGGCTCACCTATAACTCCTTATTTTTTGTAGCTGAAGGCACGAAGAAGCCTCTTCACAGCACCTTTGTCGTCATCATCCAACGCCCGGACGTGCTGGACCATCTCAACTTCGTCAGCCGACAACGTTGGCTCTGCTACTGGCAGTCGCTGGCCGATGACCACGTAAAGGATGTCTACGCCTTTTTCCGCCACGGCAGCGAGGTATTCCGCATCCGGACTTCGATCACCCTTCTCGTAGTTGAACTGAGAAGTCTTCGCCACGCCTGCAAATGCGGCGAAATCCGCTTGGTTAAAACCCAAGCGGACGCGCTCCTCTCTCAGCCTTTCACCGATATTCAACAAAACGACCCCTTATTGAGTTGACTATTCAACATTCGTTGAATATTCTTCCCCTGTCATCACACGAAACCACACGAAACGAGACTATGCCGAACGCATCCCCCATCGAGCAAGCATGCCAAGAGGCCCGTGACCGTCTCGCACGACTCGGGATATCGGCAAAAGACTGGGCTGAAGAACATGAATTCAACCCTTCTACGGTTTACGCAGTTTTGAACGGACAGAAAAAGTGCTTGCGCGGTGAAGCTCACCGCGCCGCCGTGCTGCTCGGTATCAAAGACGGCGTGATCACAAACTAGGGCCTCTGGCTCCAAGGGGAAACCAGAAGATGAAACGCCCAGTTCTAGACAGCAGAAAGAGCGTCGTTATGGCCGTCATCGGCGCCTACCCAGGCGGTCGGATGTACGCCTCGGCAGATCTCGGCATGCCGCTGAAGAAGTTCGACAACCAGGCCTACGAGAACGCCGGCAGCCGCCCGCTGACCGATGAACACATTCATCGTCTGGAGCAAGTCGCCGGGACCACATTCCTGGCCGACTACATCGCCTCAATGTACGGCGGCATGTTCGTTCCGTTGAGCCTCCCGGAGAGCCTGGACAACGTGGAGTTGTACAGCCGCTCGCTCAAGGCCTCGGCCAAGCGGGGCAAGGTAGACCAAATCATGTCTGCCGCCCTGGACGATGGGGTCATCGAAAGACGTGAAGCCGACGCGATCATCGCCGCCCTGCTCACCTACATGTCCGCCCGATACGCCGAGGTGTTTGCGACTATCCAGCTGTACAACCAGGGAGCTGTTTAGTGAGCACTTACAAACTGGTGTGCCCCCACTGCCACGGCCGCATGCGTATCCGTACGAGCGAAGGCCAGCACATTTTCCTGCGCATCACTTACATGCAATGCACGAACGAAGCCTGCGGCTGGGCGGTGCGTGCTGAGTTTCAAATGACCCACGAACTGAGCCCAAGCGGCATGCCCAACCCAGCTGTAAAGCTGCCAGTTGCAGACGTGGTCATTCGTCGCCAGGCAATGAAAACAGCCAACGGTCAACCCGATCTGTTGGATCAACTGGATATGGAGGCCACTACCGCATGAACGCCATCAACCTGACTACCAACCCCGCCAGTGACTACCGCGTCGCGATGCAACAAGCGGCGGTGGCCTACCTCTACCGCCATCGTTGCCAGCATTTGGCCGGAGACACGCAGTTGCTCGAGAACTGCACCCGCTACCTGACGCTGTCGCTTGAAGTCCCTCAGCACCTGGTGCAACGCATCGCTGAACTGGCCGTCGCCGAGTTCGAAAGCATGACCTGCAAGCGCGTTGCCTGGCTTGGCGTTCACCCGAATAGCGGCCCGTTTCGACCGGTCATCTGGCTACTCGACAACTGCACCCAACAGCGACACCCCGTTTCAGCGCGCTTGCTTCCCACACGCCTGCTGCTGACTCGCAACCTCCCGCACTAACCCGAAACCGATCCCTGATGGATGCCCGCAACGCGTGGGTAGGGGAAATTTGCAACTTATTGGTGGCCGAAATGAGCAAAATCACCATAAAACTGGAGCTGGACGAGCAACAGGCGCAGCACTACCTGCTGTGGTTGACCAGCCAGTACGAAGTCACCATGGCTGATATTTGGTACTCCGACCGCTACCGGAATGTGCCGAGCGGTCAACGGGCGCCAAGGGTGCTTGAGGACTTGCCGTACCTGGCTGGCATCTGCAAGACGCGCAGCGAGCTGAAAAAACAGCTCGTTGTACCTACTGCGGAGCGTCCGCAGTGATACGTAAGCCAATGGAAGATCAGATACGGGCTGACGTACTTCAGCGTCTGGAGTCCGATTACGGGCTTCAGCACATGACCGGCACGCATTACATGCGCAAGGGCACCTGCCCCCAGTGCAATCAGAAACGCCTGTTCTCGCGTCACGATGAACCATGGTTCATACGCTGCGGCCGCGAGGAAAAATGCCGGTATATGGCTCCGACCAAAGAGCTGTACCCGGACCTGTTCGACGACTGGAGCAAGCGTGCGCCGGCAACCCGCGACGAGCCAGCCGCAAGCGCAAGGGCGTATCTGTCGTTTGCGCGGGGCTTCCAAGTCGAGTTGCTTGAGGGGTGGTACACCCAAGAGAGCTACTTCGATCGTGACCTGAATATCGGCTCCGCAACCGTCCGCTTTCCCCTGGAGCATGGCGGGTACTGGGAGCGCTTGATTGACCAGCCTTCCCGCTTCGGCAAGAAGAAAGCCCGCTTCCAGCCCCTCAAGAGTTACAGGGGATATTGGTGGTGCCCACCGTGCCTGGACCTGTTGGAGGTGAACGAACTGTGGATCGTTGAAGGCATTTTCGACGCCATTGCGCTCATTCAAAACGGTATCTCCGCCGTCGCCGCCCTTTCGTCAAACGCCTTTCCAGAAGAATCGCTGAAGGCCCTGATCACCGCTCGCGGCGGCAAAACTCCCAAGTTGGTTTGGGCCTTGGACAACGAGCCAGGGGCTCACAAATACACCCGCACCTGGGTGAAACGTGCCCGCGAACTTGGCTTTACCTGCGAAGCCGCCCAGGTCACGCAGCCGGATGCACGCAAGGTTGATTGGAACGATCTGCACCAGCGCTGGGCATTTATCGACGACGAGAAAGCCCGCGCAGATCGCATTGAAAAAGACCTGAAGGAAGCGCGTCACCAGGGTGCTCTGCTGATCGCAGACAGTGCCAGCGATAAGGCAATGCTGATGTACCAGTGGCGGGAACGGGAGCAGTTCCACTTCTGTTTCGACTCCCGTTTGTACTGGTGGAAATTGGACATGGCCAAGTTCAACACGGCCAAGCAGACGTTCGACAAAAGCGAAAAGCAAGAAGAGCTTGTGCTGAACGAAAAGCAGATTCGAGACAAGGCCCTACAGATGGCGGGTTGCGTCGTCGAAATCGCCAACTGCTACCCCAAAGCCCTCTATTTCCAGCGCAACGAGATTACCGACGAGTCCTGGTACTTCTTCCGTGTCGACTTCCCCCACGACGGTGGGTCAGTGAAAAACACCTTTACCGGCGGCCAGGTCGCCGCCGCCAGCGAATTCAAAAAACGACTACTCGGCATGGGTGCCGGGGCCGTGTTCACCGGCAGTGGGCAACAGTTGGACAAAATCATGAAAGACCAGCTTTTCGGCATCAAGACCGTTCAAACCATCGACTACGTGGGCTACAGCAAGGAGTACCACTGCTACGTGTTCAACGACGTAGCCGTCCGCGAAGGCCAGGTGATCGACATTAACGAGGAGGAGTTTTTTGAGATGGGCAAACTCAAGCTCAAGACCCTGCAAAAGGGCGTGAAGATTGATCTGGAGAAAGACGGTAAAACCTATGATCAACAGTGGCTCGGCCTGCTATGGCAGTGCTTTGGTGCCCAAGGAATAGTCGCGCTGACGTTCTGGTTTGGCTCACTGTTTGCCGAACAGATCCGCAGCCGCTACCAGTCGTTTCCGTTCCTTGAAGCTACGGGTGAGGCCGGCGCCGGTAAAACCACCTTGCTTACCCTGCTTTGGAAACTGGCAGGCCGGGACGGATACGAAGGGTTCGACCCGTCCAAGTCCACCAAAGCCGGCCGTAGCCGTTTGATGGGCCAGGTATCGGGCATGCCCATCGTGCTGCTGGAGTCGGACCGCAGCGGGGACGACAAGGCCCACGCCAAGACCTTTGAATGGGACGAACTCAAGGACTACTACGGCGGCGGCACGCTCGCGACGAAGGGCGTCAAAACCGCCGGCAACGAAACCTACGAACCGCCGTTTCGCGGCACGATCGCCATCAGCCAGAACGCCCCTGTGGCCGCATCTGAAGCCATCATGACCCGGATTGTGAAACTGCACTTTGTGCGCCCGAACGTGACGCCAGAGAGCCGAGCGGCGGCAGATCGGCTCAATGCCCTGGAAGGCTCGACGCTCAGTAACTTTGTCTTGCAGGCCGTTCGCAAAGAGCTGGAAGTGATGGAACTGTTCGCCCAGCGCATCCCTGGCTACGAGGCGAAGCTGCGCAACCTGCATTCGCATTGCTTTGCCTGCGAGACGCCGTTTCAGGACGAGCAAGCCGATTGTCAGCACTGCGGCAACAAACTGCGTGGGTACATCCGGGTCGAGCGGATCAACAAAAACCACGCCCAACTGCTCGCCCTGCTCGACTGCCTGCGCATGGTGGTGCCGCTCACCGAACCGCAGATCAGCCACACCCGCACGCAGATCATCCGCATGGCGATTGAGCGCCAGTCCTCGATCAGCTCCGACCATCCGGTAGTGGCTGAATTCTGGGAAGTGTACGAATACCTCGAAGGCCTCGACGCCGACGGTCCCGTGGTCAACCACAGCAAGAAAGACAACATCATCGCGATCAACCTCAACGACTTTGTGAAGTGCGCGGCCGAGCATCGCCAAAAGATTGCCGACGTCAGCGAACTGCGCGAGCGCCTGAAAGACTCCCGCTCGCGGAAGTTGATCGACACCAATAAAGCAACGGATAGCGCGGTTCGTGCCCACCAGGCCAAAACCAGCAACGCAGTCATAACTAAACAACCCATCGTGAAGTGCTGGCACTTCCAAGCCTGACCAAACATCCGCAGACGCTGCAACGCCTGCCACCCAAAGGAGAAGCACCATGCACGTACAAGTCATCACCGGTAACGGCCGCGAGGGGGAAACCAACCGCCTTCGGCATCTGAAAGAGCTGAAGGACTGGTTTAACGAATCCGGGAATATCGTTCACGCCGAAGCCTACGACCCGGCTGGACTGGTCGCGATCCTCGAGGTTCGTGCAGTGAGCGACAAAGAAATTCTGGTGCTTGAGTGCAGCCGGGAACAGATCCAAGCAGTCCTGGAATGGCAGTCAGCAACAGATGAGGTTGTTGAGTTTGAAAACCTGCTACTGCACCTGGTGCGGAAGCAAAACCCAACCGGCGAAAGCCAGTAAGAAGGTGGTGCCGAGGGGCTGCAACCCCTCGACACCGACCACCCAAAGGAGAAGCACCATGCAAGTGAATCAACCCAAAGGCGGCACCGCAGAGGCTACCACAACCCCGCTGGCTATCGGCGACAAGGTCAGCTACGTCGCAATGAGCGGCGGTGGTCGGGAATACCGTCTCAGTGCACGTACCGGCGTGATTGAAGCGATCGGTGGCGGCGTTGCCACCTTGCGCACTGCGAGAGGTCGCACCATCACCCAACCACTAGAAAAGCTGACACGGGACGGCCAGCCCAATGCACTGACGCGCATGCTCATGGGAGTTTAGCGTATGACGGTATTCCTTCTGCTTTACCTATGTGCAGATGCAACCCGAACGGATTGCCAAGTGGTGAAGGCTGATAGCTGGAATGGCCCTCTCGCCTATGAGCAATGCACCGCCGTCGTGCCTGGCCTTACCGAGGCCCTGACTGCGCCCAACCGAAAGCGGCATCGGTTCGTTTGCGAGACCCAGGGTAATGACGCGAAACCCGCAGAACATAAAGCGCCGCCGGCGTTAATCCATCAATCGTTTCGGATGTAAGGGGCCATCATGAATACAGCCTTCATTCTCATGGCCCAATACGACGGTCAGGCGATTATCCCGCTGGAGTTGGTGTGCAGGGATTACTTCACACACCTGACGCCTGACATGTTCCAGCGCAAGGTGATGAGCGGTCAGATCAGGTTGCCCATCACCCGCTTGGAACGGAGCCAGAAGTCGGCCAAGGGCATTCACCTAAATGACCTGGCCGCATACCTGGATCTGCAGCACGCAGCGGCAGTTAAGGAACATAACCAGCTCAACGGGATAAAACGCGCCTTTTGAGCCACTTC